AACCACAATCCAGTTTTTGTCTAATCATCCATAAATTACACCTAACATTCGGATAAAAAGCGGACAACCGCCCACAGAAACACCCCCCGGCATCAAAAAAACAGCCCATATCCCACAAAATTTTGCAAAAATCCACACAAACTGTGTCTAACGGTAGACAAGTACAGACAAAAAAATGCCCGGAGAACCGGGCAAAGATGGTTTTTCAGCCATCGAGGAGAAGCAACGACTGTGAAAACACAGACACTACCTAAAAAGAAGTGTACATTACAGTCTCCGAGTCCGCAAGGTACTACGCGCATGTTTGAGCACTTGATTTCTTTTGAACCCCCCGTGGTAGAGGCTACAGGTAAGGACGCGACCAGTCTGGATAAGACCGCGCCAGATCAAATCCTGAACGCACAGGTCAATACAACGAAGTGGCTGGAGCAGCTTGGCGTGGAAGACGACCATAAGATTCTCCAAGAAGCCGAAGCCAAGGCCGCACGTACCGTCTTCGCTGCGCTGACCAACAACACCGCACCCCTAGATACCAAAACGCAGTTAACGCTGCTCAAGACCCCTGAGTCTGTGCGCCACCTTGTCTCTATGTTGTCTGCATACGACTGGGAGTTCGTTGAGCAGGCCAAGCAGATGCGCGGCATGGCCGTGGCCAAGATCATCGAAGAGACCAACCACCCCGACGCACGAATCCGGCTCAAGGCCATTGAGATGCTAGGCCGGGTCACAGAAGTGGCGCTGTTCACAGACCGCGTAGCGGTGACCAAAACGGACATGACCGACGCGGAGATCGACAAGAAGCTCCAAGACAAGCTCGACACACTGCTCAACGTGATCGACGCGGAGATAACTCCCGGCGAAACCAAACCCGACATAACTGACATAACCGACATAGAACCCGTGAAACAAAGTGAGCACTCACTAACATCTGACGATGAAGCCTGAAACACTTAACCTGAAGATAGAAGAGCTTGCGGCCATACGCGCTGCCTTGCCGACGATGACGACCAAGAGCAAGCTTGATCTGGTGGAGATACTGGAAGAGCGCGAACGCAGACTGTCTCTACAGAACTCGCGTACCAACATGATCGACTTTGCCAAGCGCGTGTACCCCGGCTTTAAGGTTGGCCCTCATCATCGCAAGCTGTCCAAGATTTTCCAAGACGTTATTGACGGCAAGAAAAAGCGCGTCATCATTAATATCGCGCCGAGGATGGGTAAGTCCGAGTTCAGCAGTTATCTGTTCCCTGCATTTTTTCTGGGTAATTATTCAGATAAGAAAATTATCATGGGCACGCACACCGCGTCTTTGTCGGAGGACTTTGGCCGCAGGGTCAGGAACCTGCTGGAAGACGACGACTACAGTGACGTGTTTCCCGGCACCAAACTCGCGCAAGACCAGAAGGCATCCGGTAAGTGGTCAACGGCTGACGGCGGGCAGTACTACGCCGCTGGTGTAGGTGGAGCCTTGGCAGGCCGGGGCGCTGACCTGTTCATGATCGACGACCCGCACTCAGAGCAGGACGTAAAGGCCAACAGCCGCTTGGCGTTTGATACTGCATGGTCATGGTTCCAGACAGGCCCGCTTCAGCGCCTGATGCCCAACGGGGCAATTATTGTGGTGATGACGCGCTGGGGGCCACTGGACTTGACCGGGCGGCTGATCGACTACCAAGTCAAGAACCCAGAGTCCCCGCGCTGGGAGATCGTAGAGCTGCCTGCCATCCTCAACGAAGGCACGGACAACGAGAAGTCGCTCTGGCCTGAGCAATGGCCGCTGGAGTCCCTGAAGTCTGCCAAGTCGTCGATGGACCCGAGATACTGGAACGCGCAGTATATGCAGCAGCCCACCTCGGACGTTTCTGCCATCATTAGCCGAAAGAGCTGGCGCATCTGGCCCAGCGATGACCCGCCAGAGTGCGAGTACGTGATTATGAGTTGGGACACGGCCCACGAGACCAAGAGCACTTCCGACTATTCGGCGTGTACAACTTGGGGCGTGTTCTACAACGAAGAAGAAAACAACTCACCACAGCTCATTTTATTAGACGCGTTTAAAGACCGGATGGCGTTCCCCGAGTTGAAAGTCATTGCGTTCAAACACTGGAAAGAGTGGGAGCCAGACGCGTTTATTGTGGAGAAAAAAGCCGCTGGTGGCCCGCTCATTCAGGAATTACGAGCGATGGGCATCCCCGTGCAGGAATTTACACCGAGCCGGGGAAACGATAAGATGGTGCGGGTCAACGCGATTGCAGACCTGTTCACGTCTGGGATTGTCTGGGCACCGGATACCCGCTGGGCGCGAGAAGTCATCGAAGAGGTGGCAGCGTTTCCTGTGGGCGAGAACGACGACTACGTGGACACCACCAGTCAGGCGCTGCTGCGCTTCAGGCAAGGTGGGTTTATCTCGTTAGATTCAGACGAGAAAGACGATAAGATTTACCGGGCACGCAGAGCTGCGTACTACTAAGGAACAACATGGCAACGACAAATCTAGACCCGCGCACGCTAGAGCAGCTTAGTAGGGCAGGCATAGACGCTCGACAGTTGACAGCACGCAAGACTGACGCAAGTGAACAGCCGTATACAACTGCTGGACTGCCTTCTTTGCAAGTAATGGATGTACCCCAACTGCAAGACACAAATACCAGAGGGCTTGTGTTTAGCAGTAATCGGGTCGCTGACTTTGATAAGAATCGCGCTCAAGCACAGGCGGTTTTTATGAGTCCAAATGCAACAAAAGATACGCTTGGGCACGAACAAGAGCACCTGTTGGCAAGGCAGGGGTTGGGCACAGCGGCTATGGTTAATGAAAAGTTTGATGAATTGATGGGAAAGCAAGGCAGCACCGCAAGAAAACAGTTTGTTAGGGATGCCATAGGCGCTGCCGACTATCTCGAAAAAAAGTACGGTATTGACAGCGGGTATTTTGACCCAAGAATGCTAAGACAAGGCGGTACGGCCTTTTACGAACAACTGGCTTCGTTGGCTGGACACGAAACAGCAAACAACGTGGATTTAACCAAAGACCCTGTTTTGCGCAAAACGCTGTTCAAGGACAAAGATGTACGTGAGACGTACAACGCAATTACAGGCTTGCGCCAAACACGGTTGGACGCACGCGACCTACCTCCGTACACTCGACAGCCTGAACCAACTGAACCCGGCATGGTGAGTAAACTTAAAAAACTCATTGGATATGCTAATGGCGGCTACATTGCCCAAACAGGCAACAAAAAGGATATATAAAAATGGCGACCAACATTGACAAAGCACTCTACCAACAGCCCCAAGGCATCGACGATGCTGCGCAAGACGAAGAGGGCATCGAGATTGAGATTGTTGACCCAGAAGCGGTCAGTATCCACGGTCCGGGTTTTGAGATAGAGCTGGCCAAAACCGAAGCGGAGAACGACTTCGACGCAAACTTGGCCGACGAGATGGATGCCAGCGCCATTGAGACGTTGGCAGGCGACTTGGCCGGAGACATTGACAACGACAGGAACTCCCGCAAGGACTGGGAGAAAGCCTACACCGAAGGCTTAAAACTGCTGGGCTTGCAGATCGAAGAGCGCACAGAGCCTTGGAACGGGGCATCGGGCGTGTTCCACCCCATGATTACAGAAGCCGTTGTGCGGTTTCAAAGCGAGACGATCACCGAGACGTTCCCCGCCGCAGGCCCGGTACGAACCAAAATTCTGGGCAAAGAGACACCAGAAAAGCAGCAAGCCGCACAGCGCGTTGAAGCGGATATGAACTACGAGCTGACCGACGTGATGCGCGAGTTCCGTCCAGAGCATGAGCGCATGTTGTGGTCACTGCCTGCCACGGGTTCGGCCTTTAAGAAGGTGTACTACGACCCCTCTCTAGGGCGGCAGGTTTCCATGTTTGTACCCGCCGAGGACATCATCTTGCCGTACGGCACGACGGACTTGGATACGTGCTACCGCTTGACGCACACCATGCGCAAGACCAAGAACGATATTGTCAAGTTGCAGCAAGCCGGGTTTTACCGAGATATTGACATTGGCGACCCGAGCCGAGAACAGACAAATATCGAGAAAGCCAAGGACAAAGAGACAGGTTTCAGCGATATCAACGACGAGCGTTATATCCTGATGGAGTGCCATGTTGACTTGGACTTGCCGGGGTTTGAGGACAAGGACGAAGACGATGAGCCAACAGGAATTGCACTTCCCTACGTAGTAACCCTAATTAAAGGAACAAATGATGTTCTGTCTATTCGGCGCAACTGGCCT